ACTATCACTATAGTTCATTATCCTCTTGTGATTTCTACTATCTTTTTCAGTTGTGCTTCAATTACTTCTGCACGATTTGGCCAATGAATGTAGGCCTCGGGTGATTTAGCAAGTTTAACAAGTAGAGGTATGATTAACTTCTCTAACTGTTGAAACTTCTCTTTTTGAATTTTGCCAAGATTGTCTTTTCTCAAATCGTACTCATCATCCATTTGTGATTTTGCAATCTCTAATTCAACTTCATGTTTGTCATCAATTTTAGTTGATGCTTCTGATACTTCTCTAAGTATCTTGTCTAGTTTAGTTTCTAACCTTGATATAATCTCAGTAGATACTGCTTTACCAACACCATCAGCAGTCTGTTGTACTACCTGTTGTGTTGCCTTTGTGTCTGCGACTGTTTGGTCTGAAGGTTTAGTTGAAACTCCTGTGAAGCCCCAATCTCCTCCCATATCAAACCCGTCTAAAAAATCAAAATCTGCCATTGCTTTCTCCTTGCTGTGCTACTATTTAGTCATGCGCTAAGTTGCCTGATATTGATATTCTTGTATCTGAAGATAAATTTCTTGTTACTTTATGCATTACCCAGCCTGGGAAAAACATTAAGACACCTTCTATGGGGTCAATTCCTGATGTAGCACTAGCGTAATCATTTAGAATGAAAACAAACTTGCCACTATCTTTAGGAATCTTTGCCCAGTAAACCCAAGATATGGGAGCAGGGTAGTGATTGTGTTGATTACTACTTTCGTTTTGTTGATGTATGTGTGACCACCATTCAACTATTTTCATGTTGCCGTAATAATTATCAACAACATGTTGTACTGTGTCTAGTAATTTTAATGCATTAGGACATTCGTTTATGTCTGATACAAAATCTTCATACCAGGTTGAGCCTGCATCATTTGACTTTCTTTTTGCAGTACTCAATAACTCTTTACTAAGTTTTTGATTGTCTATATCGTTTAAATAAAAAGTTGGAGTGATTAAATTCCACCTGTTTATATCACCAATAAAATCTGAGCTAATCATTTAATGGGGTTTTCTTTTGCCATTCTGCGTTTGGCAAGCGTCTTATGTTTCTCTCTGACTTGATTAACTTTTATGTCTGTAATACTTGTCTTACCATATTGCTTGTTGAGCTCACTAGATGGGTGTGCTTCTGATATTTTTGCAAGGGTTTCTTTCCACCCAGCATCAGTCTTGGCATCAATATTGTCACCAGTGCCGCCGACAAGATTTACAGTCTTAATAATAATCTCAGCGTTGTTTTCTTCTTTGTATGTATCGAGTTCAGATATTCTCATATCTTTTTCCCACTCAACGCCTGTAGTTTTGTTTCTGAATATGTATGTTGGCATTTTATTTTTTGTTTTTAGGTAATATTTTTGCGAGAAGTTCTTCTTCTGTTTCAACCCTATCGGGGTCGGGTAGACATACATCTACTGGACAAACTTCAACACATTGTGGTGTATCAAAATGACCAACACACTCGGTACATAAATCTCCGTCAATGACATAGACATCGCTGTACTTCTCATGGCCAAATGGGAAATTGCCTCCGAAATAAATTGCTTCGTTTGGGCATTCGGGAACACAAACATCACAGTTGATACACTCCTCTGTTATTAAGAGGGACATACTGCTTCAGCATACCATGTCGGTATGGTTGTTTTCCACTCAGCAATATGTTTCTTATATTTTATATAGTAATCTCTGTAAGCAGTAATACTGTCTGCGTTTTTTACATCATTGGGCATTGCCTGTAATGGTTGTGTAAATGGCACATTAGGAATATTCTCTGGCACTTCTCTGAGTATACCTTTCAACTTGACAAATGACATGTGGTCTTTGCCATATCGTTTCTTGAATTCTTCGTGTAGGCAACACCACATCTCATACAGCCACTCGTAGTTCTCTTTACTTTGTCTTAGCCATATGTTACTAGGGTGATTGACATGACAAGACTTGTATAGAAAGTGGTCTCGTCTTGGGTGAGAGTATGTTTTCATTGTACGGCCTGCCTTGTTGAGTCGAGTAACTTCTTTGCCGTCAAGGACTCTGTGTGCAGTACTCATAAGTTGAGCATACTCAACCATCATTTTACTGCTGTGTTTGTCAAGGTGCATCTCAGCACAAACTTTTGGGTCTTTGTCTAGGTAAAATATATTCATTCTTCTGTTTCTCTCTCCTTAGGTCGCATACAATCTGGGAATATCTTTAATGGCTCTTGTTCTGTCCATATCAGTTCTGGTTTTTCAAGTCCATGTTCTATATAGTCTGCCCACTTTATTACTTTGACTGTGCCGTCACCTTGTGGGATTCTGTATTCGCTATTCATACAAGTATTATACTATGGTTAGTTATCGTTGTCAAGCATTAATTAGTTTTTTAGGCCTTCTTTTACCAAAGGCATCAAATATTTTTCGCCAGTTCACATACTGCACTTGAGTTAGTGTAACTTTATTTCTTGTTTTAAGTAAGAATGGTGGCCGTTCTTCCATTCTCACAAGTTTAACTGGTTCTAAATTTGGTGTTATGAATGATACTCGATACCATGGTTCACCTTTCTTCAATCTAAATGTCTTTTTTGGTTCATCAATATGATAACCAGTACTCATCTGTCTATCAGGCCATTTATATATGTCTAACATTCCCGAAATGATTTGAGGATTAGTAGTAATGCCATTGCTGTGTTGTAACATAATCGTGCCTGGTGTATCAGAAACAAATGACCATTCTGGTCGTAGCTTCACTTGACAGTTAAATCCTTTTGGGTCATTAACAGTACCAACATCAAAATCAAATGGTTCAAACCCACGAGTAACATTTACTGAACTATTCTTTGGGTTTATTGACCATTGAAATTCATGATTTTCATCTTCACCTTTTTGCCAGACAGTCCACTCTAAATTAAAAGGACATTTAATCTCAAAAGTGTTCATATGATATCCCTTTACAGAAGGACATCTTGAAAGTGAACCACCAAGCATTCCTATATTAACTGGCTCACACTCATCTAATAATTCAAATCCATAATTCTCTGAATCGGGTTCGGCACCCAAATATCCAATCTTAATCATAAGTCGTAAACTCCTCTTATGTTATTCTTAATTACTGAACGAACCAAAGGAATATAGTTCGGGTCTGTTGCATATGAATCAAGTGTCATTGCTAACTCCATACCATCTGGTACTGTTCCGTTATTAAGGAGTTGTTGTCTTAAATTTCTAAACGCCTCATAAGCCCAAACTTCGTTTATGATTCTGACATAATATTCTACACTATCACATTTACTAGCAAACACTTTGACGCCCCAACCAGGCCAGTTTGTAAGTGTCTTTGGCAACATGTAGTTGTCGTCTTTGTCGAAAGTTCTAATGCCAAAAAGATTGTTGGCTTCGTTTGCAAATCGACTATCACCCCAACCAGTTTCAACAACTGCCTGTGCTACAATCAATTCGTTTGGCACTTGCTTCTCGATTGACATATCTTTGTATAGATGTTCAATACACGAATTAAGTGAGTAAATAAATAAAGGTTTTGTCTTTGTTATGATAGTAGGTTTTTCAACTATCTTTGCCTCAGATGTAAGAGCAAAAAGACTTATTGCCAAGATACATGCAGTAAATATATGTATAGCATTTAATTCAATGTTCTTCTTTTTTCTGTTTCTTCTTCGTAGTCTTTGAACAGCATATTTATTTTTAATCATAGAAAAATCTCCATAGTTCTTCGTCAGTTACAGGCCTTTTGTGATAAGGCACGGTATCTGGTGGTAACGGTAAATCATCTTCATTTTCAATCATAATGTAAAAACCCTCCTTTCAGAGGGTTTTGATAAAGGGACTTTACTCTTTTTTCATAAAGTTATCATCCCAATTAAACGCATCTTTCACTAAGTTAGCAGTAAATCCCTTGTATTTGTTGTTAACCTTTTTGTTTACAACAGCCACTAGAAATTCTGCCTCTTCAGCACTAAGCCCTTCTAACATCTGTATAAACAGAGTTTGTCTTTTTGTGTCTGAAAGTGAATTGTCGCCACCTTTTGTGAATAGATACAAACGCTTTGCCTCTTGTGATAACAGAGTATGTTCTGTTCCCACAGGAGCATCATTCGCTGTGTATGGCACATCACCATCTGGTAACAACCATTCTATGTTTGGGTCAAACGCACCCTTTAAAACCTGTCTTAAAGGTACTGAGTCGTGTTCTTTTAGTACTTTTAATTTTCTAGGTTTATCTTTTGCATTGTTTATCTTTGTAGCGATTTCGCTGAACAAAGGTGGAACTGCTCGGCCTGATTCTGCCATTGCAGCCATGCCTCGTCTAGTTGTTAATGCAGGGTGGGATTGTTGTGTTGCTTGCTCTTCTATGATAGAGCCATCAGGATTTCTTCTGATTATCATGTTATTCTCCTTAACAGTTCTTTTGAAGTCTAAAATTCGTCAATGACTTCAATTAAAGTTTTAAGTTTTCTTGTAATAAAGTAGTTAAGAATTTTACTTCTATGCGCTACTTTAACCTCTGTGTACTCATTATATATTTTTGCCTGTAGTTCAGGCGGTATTAGACTTAAATCGATTAGTTGTCGATTTCTGTCGTAATTCTTTTGTTCTTCTTCGGTAAATGTCATAACCATTTCATTTACCCATGATTCAATTTTCTTTTTAGTTAAAGGTCTTTGTCGTCTACCTTCAATGAAAACATTATCATCTGAAAGCACATTAGGTATACCATCACTTCGGTCACCTTTTAGTATATGCTCTTTAATATATATACTCGGATTCTCATCTTTGCCAATAAATTTATTCAACACAGGACTGTATTGTTGAATATTCTTATTGTGTAACTGTATGAAATCTTTGTCGCCAGATAGTATCAGTATCTTCTGGTCATGAAATTGTTTACATAGAACAGCAATAATATCATCAGCCTCTGCTGTATCTAGTTCAATATACCTGTACGGCATATGTTCTTTGAGTTCTTGTCTAATCGTAGTTAGAATCTCAAATATCTTAGTCCAGTCGTGGTCTGATTTATCTCGTGATTCTTTGCGACCTGCTTTGTAGTTTGGAAATATCTGCTTACGCCATACATTACCACTATCACATGCAAGAACCATTTCGCCATACTTATCACGAAACTTTTTATTATGCCCACGAAGTGAGTTCAGAACCATATGTCTGACTAAATCTTCACTTAGTTCGGGTGCATTTCTACCATTGATTTGCATCATTAGGTTAGAAATCATTATTTGACTTAAATCAACTATAATCATAATTTATCCCATAACCATATCGAAGGCTTCTTCACGACTCATTTCTCGCTCTCGTAAACCATCATGCACTCGTTTATCAAGTTCACGCTTTTTAAGGAACTTGTAGACTAGACCAGTTGTGTTTAGTTTAGGACTTTCGTCAAGTGAAGTACCAAACGCAAGTTCGTCTTTGTTCTCGTAAGCGTAGAGAACGCCATTAATATCTTTTGCCATTATTTATCACCTTTTTTCATCATAATATAACTATATTATACACTAATACTGGACTCGTGTCAAGCACTTTTAGCTAAATAATTAGTGAAATCTTAAAAGTTTTTCAATGTTATCTAAATTGTTTGTTGTTTGTATAGCATGTGAACTTAGATAATTCTCTACATCTATTTGTTCATTTACAATATTACTCTGAACTTCGTGTAAGGGAACATCAAGAATAGAGTCATCATAGGTCACACCATTGATAGTTAATTGGTCAAGATTATTTGTTCTAATAGACACATACCTTTCCCCCAAAAAATTACATATTTTTTTGACTGTTTGTTTTGGTTCTGTTACTAATGACTTATATGTTATAAATAATATATCTTCGTGTTGACTGATAAGATTTTGCATAGAGTACAAAGACCTACCTATCATACCCTCATCATGTAAATAATAGTCCATTAGAGGTTCTTCTGGCATATTTAATGACTCATTTGCCTTAACAAAAGAAGCTAAGCACTCTCTAACTGGTCTATATAAAACAATAAATTTTGGAGCCTTAGTAACATTCATTTTAATTTGTTCTAAGTTCGAAGGAGTTCCCCACATACCTCTATCAATAATTGTAGAGGCCGTAAAATCATCATAGTAGTTATTAAAAACATTCTTTACAATGTTATCATATGACCTAGTATTAGGAAAGTTTTTAAAAACCTTTTTATCTTTTAATAGATGAAGTTCCCACAGAACATCAATCAATATTGAGTTTGGCGTTAAACATATGTTAGGGTTTTGATTTAGTAAAGAACCTAATAGTGTATTACCTGCTCTTGGAAGGCTCACTAAAAAACAAAATTGTTTATTCATAATATAATTTATTATTAGCGTCTTTTTTTAGCTAATTCATTGGCAATCCAGGCTTTTGCTTGTGGTGATGTTGGTTTAGTTCTGACTAACTTCTGAATCTCTTTGTAGACTTTGATATTAACATCTTCTCTTTCTTCACTATTATCTACTTCAATAAAGTTCTTAGAACCAAACATAGCACGAAGTTTAGGAATGTTCTTTTGTATCTGTGCATGACTGCTGATAACGATTGGTTCTGGCACACTTCTTGGTCGCATCTCATTTCGTTTAAGTGCAACTTCTAGTGTCGTATTTACAAACACCATGTAAGTATCATAACCAAGATATCTCATTGATTGTGCTTCTGATTCAATTCTTGCAGTATCTCGTGCAGTAGAGTCCATTATCAACCCCAAACGACCATCAATGGCGTGTTGATGCATGTATGCAGTACCTCTTTTTGCTCTTGTTCTAAGTTTATCTTTTTGTTTTGTTTGGGAAGCAGTAAAGTCGCCCATTTGTTTTAAGTCTAATCCTGCCTGTTTAGCATATCTCTCAAAACCATCATCACTATTGATGACTTTCATTCCTTGACCCATGAGAGTCCTTGCAGATACCCATGACTTGCCTGAACCAGGTCCACCCGCCAAGAAAAAACATTTGAATATATTCTTGTCGTAGACGCCTTCGTTGATTGCTTCTTGATTGTCGAGAAAGTCGTTAAAGTTTAGCATAGTTGTATTTTTAAATGATATACTAACTATTTATATAAACTGATTCATCTAAACCATGTAATAATTGAATACCTCACACCTTCTGTTACAGGCATAATTTCATGAGGGTACATAAATGTAGAAGGAAACATTAAAGCATCACCCTTACTTAATTTATACTTTGTTTCTTTATCAAAAAAAGCAAACTCACCGCCTTTATAATTGTCATTTAAAGCAAAAGAACAACTAACTAATCTTGGTGCTTGCAAAAAACTATCTGTATGTTCTGAATAAAATCCACCTGTTTTATATCTTAATAATTCATAACCTGTATCTTCTTGCACATCTGCGTGTTTGAATTTTTTATTGTAATTTTCAATACATTTTCCGGCACAATTAAATAATTTATTATCTATTTCAATCCTACTTGATTTATTGTTTATAACCGAAGGTTGAGATATTCCTATAGTATCACAATTTCTTGTTTTTTTATTTGTATAGCCTGATGTTAAGGCTGCTTGCCATTCTTCAGTATTTTCATATTCTTCTAAAACAATATCACATAGTTCTGTAGGAACTGCATTTTTTAAAAGCATTATATATTCTTTCATTCGACTACATTATTGTTTAAAGAAAAACTTGAGTTGTAAGAAATAATAGTTTTGCGTTTATTTCCGTTTGGTTTTGACCTATGTTTTAAGTATGACGGAAATGTAATAATATCTCCTTCTTTAGCATTTAGCTTAATAGGTTTATTATTTACATCTCGTAGCTCTGTAACATAATCTGTGTCGGGCAATTCTAAATAATAAACATTTGAGTAATGACAATTAGGATGATTGTGCCATGAGTGTTCAGAAAATTCTATATATTGTTGAAACCATGCATTATGAACTTCCCAATTATCTAAATTTAACTTTTTTGTTACCTCTGCAATTTGCGGTGGTAATATATGTTTATTAAAATAATCTAAATAATCACCTCTTGAATAATTCCAATCTGAATACACAGTAGTATTACTACCAATATCGTTTGTTCTTAGTTCGGCATCTTTACTCTTTATAAATAAATCAATCCCATTTAATAATATATCTTTGTGCTCTTTATGATTTAACGCTGTGTAAATAAAAATTGGTGTGCTTGTTTGTATTATCTGCACTATTCATCATCCATCACAACAATCTGTTTTGGGGGTTTACCTTTTAATCCAAGAGCAATTGCCTGTCCTGAACTCATCAACTGATTAAATTCTTTTTGTCCTTTTACGGTCTCATTTCTAAAAGACTCTAACGCACTACTAACTCCTCTTTGAGTTTGTGAAGTTTCAATCTGTAAAGTTGGTAGCCAACTTATTGCACATGACCATTCATCTACTTCTTCCCCTGTGTTTGGGTTTGTGCCTCTTACAGCAGTGTACCACATACATCTATGAATTTTATTATCTTTTATTTCTTCACATTCGCTTCCGAGAGGACAAGTGTGTACGACCTCTAACTCTTTTTTTCCTTTAGGCATTTTTACTCCCTGATGCTACTGTAACCCAACCCATTAATTTATCTTCAAACTCACCATAGTACATACTTGACCAGTCGCCTGTTTGAATATAGTTTTTGATAGAACGAATGTAAGACTGAGCACCAATTCTAGTTCTCATTGCCTTGTCTTTGTCCTTTTGTGATATGTCGTTGTTTCTTGAGCGTTCTGTCATTCTGTTAGTCTTAACAATACCCTCTTGTGTTTTTATCCACTTCTTTACATTGGCATATGAGAGTTCGTTATCGTCTGGCAATGCCTTCACCGTTTGATGTACATTCACTAACTTAGGTGGTTTTCGTTTTGCACGAAGTTTTTCCATCTTCAATCTCATTGCTTCTTTCTTCAACATTTCTTCTGTAGTCATAATACTCCTATTTCTCTGTAGATGCCGTAGTCTTTTTTAGAAACAGATGACGAATCGGCTATATCACCTGCAATG